CAGCTTGGCGTTGTACTTTGCCTGCTCCGCAGCTGACAATTGCGTGACGGACACTTGCGCGCCGTGCGCTGCAGTCAATTCTTCTATCGTTTTCTTTTGCTTCGCCGCCTGTTCTTGAAGTTTGAGCTGGTCGTTCTCAAATTCCTTCGTGGCGCTGCTCACTATTCCGAGGCTCGACGCCTGCATTGCCAGTGCCGCCTTGTACGCATCGATCGCTTGTTTTGCGTCATCTACGCGCGGCACCAACTTGTCCACCGCCTTGTAGTGTTCGTTCGTGCTGTCGGCTGCGCGATCCTGTTCAAATGTCGCATCGGCTTGCACCTTTGCCAACAGTGCAGTGGCAGCGTCCAAGTCTTTGACCGAGTTCGCCATTATGGTCAGCCCTTTGGTGCTCAACTCAAATGGCGTAAATTGCAGCGCCCGGTTCCATTCCTCGGTTGAGATTTTGCCTTCTTTGAACGCCTTGTCGAGCGCCTCGGTCAGCTCCACGTCCTTTTTCATGGCTTGCTGGCCTTCAACAAGTTCACCAAAGAAACCTGTGAGCGCGGTTGCACCCTTCGTGACGGTCGGGATCAGCATCTCGCCGATCTCCGTGCCCAACTGTTTCGTCGCATCCTCCAGATTGCTAAGCGCCCCGGTTGCGGTCTTTGCCTGCTCCGCCATAAGCCCGCCGAAGTCGCCCTCCATTGACTGCACAAGCACCTTGACGCCCTGCTCCGCCGGGATGACGCCATTTTCAACCATCTTGCTCATCTCGGCGGTTGTGACGCCGGCTGCATCTGCCAGATAGCGCAGCGCCGGCACCCCGGCCTCGGATAGTTGCCGCAGTTCCTCGCCGCTAACCTTGCCCTTGGCTGCCATCTGGCCTAACGCGAGCGTGATGCGATCAACGCCCACTGAGCCAATGCCCAAGCCGGCGGCAGCGTCCCCAACTGCAGTCAGCGTCGGTATCACGTCCTCGGCAGCCGTGCCCATCGCCACCATGCGGCTGGCGGCTTTTGTTAGGTCCTCAAATTGAAACGGTGTCTTCGCTGCGAAGTTGCGCAGATTGTCGAGCATGGCCTGCGCTTTCTCGCCGCTGCCCAGCATTGTGGTGAAGCCGATGGTGGTCTGCTCCAGCGCAGCCGCCAGCTCAAAGCTGCCAACCACTGCATCTTTCAGCCCGCGAGCAGCTGACTGCAAACTCATCTGCAAGCCCATGCCAGCGGCCACGCTCATCATCGTCTTGCCGAGCGAGTCAAATGCGCTGCTGGCTTTCTTTGCCTTGTCGCCCGTCTTCTCGATCTCGTCGCCGGCTTGCTTCAGCGGGCCGCTGGCTTCATCGACCGCAATGATGCGAACTTTTACGTCAGCCATTTTTTAGTGATTCCTCAAGCCGCTCTATGTTGCGCACAATCGCCAGCACCTGCGGCTGGCTGTTTGCCAACTGCATTAGCTGGCCTGCGCTTTGCGCGAAAATCTTAAATGCGTTGTATACGTTGCTCATGCTGGCCATCCGTTGCAGCAGGCCAGCGGGCTGATCCAACAGTCCGCCCGCCTCCGGCAGCGCATGCCAGCGATCCACCTGCCATGCCAGCCGCAGCTCCACCGGCGCCTCCGCGCCGTCGCGCGCGCACCGCATGGCTTCGATTAGCCTTTTGGGTCAACTTCCATTGCGGCCGTGTAAGCGTTCGTAAATTCCTCGCTCAGCCAGCGCACCGCGGCCACCTTCATCTCGCCCACGTCTGCCACTTTCCAGTCCGGCGATTTGATCCAGCCGGCAGCGATGGCGGCCCGCACCACCTCGCCGCGATACTTTGCCAGCGGTAACTCAAACGCAGGTTTGATTGCAACCGCAAAGGCCTCGACGTGGCGCTGCTTGAGTTCGTGCAGCACCACGTCGATGCCCAGCTGGTCGTTGTGCAGTTGCACCGTTAGTTCACGCCGATTGTCAACGCGCCATTGCTGGTAAAGCTGACGGTGTTGACAACTACGCCATCATACGGTACAGAAAACTCAACGCCGGTAACGACTGCAGTGCCCGATATTTTGATTTGGCCCGTTGCTGTGCCCTCCGGGTTGACTATCAAAGTCGCGCTTGCGCCTACCGCCAGCTCTGTGTCGAACAGGTCGGTCGTGTCGTCATACAGCATCTCCACGGATGCCTCGAACGATGTCACGGTTGTCACAATGCCGCGGAATGTGTCCGCCGCTGCCGTGATCTCCACCGTGTTGATCGCGTTCGTTACCGTTGCGCTGCGCACGTGCGTCAGCGTGTCGCTTCCAAATTTCACCACCAAGTTTTTGCCGCTAAATACAGCCATGTTTCACCTCTATTGGTACTCTGTAACGTTGATTATCGTCTGGCACCCGTAGAAGTTTTCGCCACTCCCGGCCGGATACTCAAACACGCCGCGCGCACTTGATGCGCCCGTTATTTCGCTCCGCGTATAGATGCTGCGGTTGGCCTGTAGAGCCGTCAGCAGCGCGTCCATATAGCGCATTGTGTCCGGCCACTCATCCGCCACCCGGCTCAACCCTACCAGCTCGATCAGTGCCAGCTCGCTCACGCTGTGCTGCACCATGCCATTGGTCACGCCTGCCGTGATTGGCGCAAAACTCGCGCTGCTGTCGCCGCGCGTCGTGCCCAGCAGGCGCACCGGCAGATTGGCGCCCGGCATACTGGGCAGCAGGCTGCTGACATCGTATGCCGTGGGCGTCACCGTGCCGCCGGCTTCTGAAGTGTACGACACGCTGACCGCTGCCAGCGCCGTCACAATGCTGCGCAGGCTGCTCATCTGCCATACCGCCGGTACGGCTCCAGTATGGCGGCGATGTCCGCCGGCAACCTGCCCGGCAGCAGCACCATGCCATCGCCCACGCTTACCGCGCGATCCAGATCGGCGTTGCTCTCGCGCTGCCGATAAAGAAACGCGGTCAGCCGGATGGTTGCCGCTGCGATGTCATCCGGCGCTGATGTGCTGTAGGCCCATTTGGCCGAGATGCTGATTGCGCGCTCGTTATCGCCGGCGCTGGTTGACGTCCATAGTTTGCTGCTGCTTTCCAGCACTGTCAGCCCATAGTACGGCGTTTTATTTGCCGGCACCGTGACATAGTCAGTGTTTGCCGTCAGCGTCGTGCTGTCGCCGTTGGTAACGGTTGAGATGGTTGCAGCCTCAAGGCCCTCGCTGAAATACAACGTGCGCCCATAGACATCCGACTTCGCATTGAAGTAGTTAGTCGAGTTTGCGCTGGCCTCAAAGGTGCGGCCGGTGTAGCTGTCCACCATCGCCTGCGCCCGCACAATCAACGTGCCAATGAGCGTGTCATCGGTGCTCGTGCTTATGCCGAGATATGTTTTGACGAGCGCAGTCGTGGTGTATGCCATTGCTTCATTCTCGCTTTGCCTTTGATGCTGGCTTCGGCTTGGCTGAGGCCGTGCCCGATATAGACACGGCCCAGCCCAGCTTCACCAGCTCCGCCTCGGTTTCATCCGACAACGTCAGCACGTCGCCTTCGTCGCCGCTGTATTGGCGGTCTCCGTTGCCGGTATCAAGCCCGGCAACGCATGTGGTGAAGCGTACAGCGCCCATGTTAGGCCTGCGTGCCGTAGATGCAGCCCTCGGATGTCGTCACCGAGAAACCGAACCGCGCTGTCGAGAAAAAGGCAGTCTGCTCGTTCCCTTGATAGAGGTACGGGTTCCTGCTGATCAGCAAGCCGCTGCGCTCCACCAGCACCGTGCTGCTTGAGAAGTTGGCCAGCGCGACCGACTTCTGGCCGGTCGTTGCTGCCGCCATCTGCGCCGACACCAGCACCGGCCAGCCGTATAGCATGGCCTGCCCTTGCGAGCCGGCTTCGGTTATCTGGTTGAACGCGAAGTTGGTCGTCGTCAGCGCTCTGATCAACGCCAGCGTTGCATTCTTCATCACCCACACCGGGCCGGGCGATCCGACCGTGTACGGTTCTGGCATGGCGAAGTAGAGGCCGAGCACGTCTGCGATGGTCAGCGCCGCTGCGCCCGCGAAAGTGTAGCCCGCTGTGCCGCCCGAGATAATGCCCAGCGGTTGGCTTGATCCGGTGCCGAGGATGGAA